TTGTTGATATGTTGTATTTAATTTTTGTATTATACTATCAAGATCTCTCACCTGAGCGTCAGCAACATCTTGACTATATTTTCTAGCAGGTCGTGTTAATATTTGTACTATCTTTGCCATTATCTTCTTCCGTCTGGTTGTATATCTAATCTAAATCCACCAAGTTTCCAATTCTGTTGTGACGCTGTATTTGCTACTTTTAAAGACACAGCTCTGGCTCTAGCTCTAGTATCAACTTTAGTTGTTGAAGAACTAATTGTAAAAGGTCCAAGAGCAGAACTTGCTTGTGCGTCATTAGAATAATTTCTTAATTGTAATGTAATTTGTGTATTACCAGTTTGAGATACAAAGTCTGGTATAAATCTTCTAATCTTTGCAAAGAACTCACCATCTCCACCTTGACTAATATCAAAGTCTCCAGATTCAATGTTAGAAGTTATTGCTGTTGTAGCTGTAGTTGTAACTTGATCTGTGCCGGTTTCGTGCTCGTAGTATATTGTACAGCCATCGGTATTACCAACAACATCATAAGAGTTGTTAGAATCAGCATCATAATCTGTAGCATGTGGTTTACCAAATACAGCAGAGTCTTGCCACGTTGTTCTATCTAATGTGCTCGTAGTCCAAACAGGTCTTTCACCTGAAGATTCAACATAATTAAAAGTTACGCATCTATCAATTACTGTCGCACCAGAAGAACAATAGAACCAATTAATTTCACCAAACAAGTTATTTAATCCTGCATTAATAAGTTGATTTGCCGTTGTGTTTAAATCATTAAATACAAAATCTTCTACTAAACAAGGCAGAGATTGTAGAGCACCTGCATATCTAAAGAAACCATTTTCTGAAAACCAGTAAGCAGAACCATCTACTTCTACAGCAGCGTTCTGTCCTATTAGTCCACAGTTTGTGCCTACCTGTGCAAAACCAAATGTAAAAGGTGGGCCAATAAATCTTTGTGTAAATAAGGCAGTGTCAGTCCAAACATAAATTGCATCACGACCTCTAACAGCTCCCATAATTCTAGATCCATCAGCTAATCTTTGTGTACCAGCAGTGTTAGTAGCTGTGGGTGTGTAAGTGTTAATATCCTCTTGATTAGAGAACCTAATAAACATTTGATCCTGAGTGCTTGGTGTTCCAATAGTTGTTTCTGTTCCAAAAAATACTAAGTGTCTGTCTGGTGTAGATACAATCATATCTCTTGATGCAGTTGGTGCACCAGAAATAATTGTTGCTCTTGTTGCCGTAGCATTAGCTGCGTTTGAATTCCACTCAAAAACTTGTCCGTTATGTATTAACGCAATAATTTTATCACCAAAGTTATCAATAGACCAAAGACCTGGATCGATTACCAAGTCACCTGATGCTGCTTCACCCCATGCTATAAAGTCAGAAGTATTTGTAACTGTTGCACCGTTCGAATGTGATGCTGCCGTTGTGCCTCTTGCTGCTCGAGTCACGCCTGTTAATGTGTTGCCTGAGATTCCAGTGTAAGAAATATCTTCACTGTCTATTGAAATATGATTTGTGCCTGTCGATGGAAAGTTGACTACACTTGTTAAAACTATTGTTGTTGTAGATGCATCAATTGCTCCGTTCAAAGTTGTTGTAAGTGCGTTAGCAACTGTGCCACCAAAAGTAGCTAGACCCCAACCGAAACCTGGTAGCTGTTCTGCTGGTCCAACTGAATAGTAAGATTGAACTCTAATACCACCTGATGTTGTAGCACCTGATCCCGTTTCATTTGATGGCATTGTGATTGTTACTGTTACGTTTGTTGGTGTCGATGTAACCATAAATTTTTTATCATCAAAATCAGAAGCCGAAAAGTTTGATCCTGTGATAGCTGTAAAATTGTCTAATAAGATAATGTCTCCAGGATTAAGACTGTGCCCTGTAGAAAAAGTAATTGTAACTACAGCTGATCCGTTAGTTGTAGTAAAAGCGTTGGTAAGTGTAGCAGTAGATCTAATAGGATGTATATCATAAAACACGCCTCCTGAGTAAGCGTATAAAATTCTATTAGTTCCAATAATTGAAAATTTTTGACCACCTTTATTTACGATGTGATGCATAGCTCTAGCAGCACCTGTTATTTTATTATTACCTAACTGCTGCCAACCACCTATCTTTTCTGGTGTGCCATATCTAAATCTTACATTATCACCATCGACCCATTGGCCTTCAGCTTGAGTCTCTGTGATCTGTTTATTGAAACCTGGTAAGAACTGTACTTTTTGTAATGCCATAATATACCATTATACTAATTTTTGGCCATAAATATAGTCCATTCTAGCTTGGATATCAAATCATTTAGCTCCAAATCCTTGAGGTTATTTTTTTTTATATATTGATACAATTCTTCTGTATCAATAATAATGTATTTATCTTTCATATCTAAAACTATTTTATCAGCTTTGCTTTTAAAACTACCTATTTTGATATTGTTCTTAATGGGTCTAGTATCAAATTTAAATTTTTGATTATGTAGTATGCCCTCTACATCCCATAATTCAGTTTTTCTTTGTTTTAAATTTGCAAACTTAATATTTTTTATTTTATTATGAAAATTTTTCAATTATCGTTTAAACCAAGAGGGAAGACCTAAATGTGGACGCTTATCAAACATGTTGTCCTTAGCGCCAGGGGTCTTACGATTATTATAATGCAAGAAAACTTGCACACATTCTTCACCCTTAAATTTTTCTCTCCAATGTTCTAGTTCAACGCCTCTATAAACTAACATATCTCCAGGTTCTAAATCTACTTTTATACCTTTAGCTTTACTAGTCACTGTAATATTTTTGCCATCAGGCGCACCTACATTTTCATTAGGACTTAAATATATTGGCCAGTCATCACCACCAAGATTCATAGTAGTAGATATCTCACAGCTAAACCTATCTTTGTGTCTTTTTAATTCATCACCTTTTTTATAAATTCTAGCATATGTGTAAGCTGGATATAATTTTAATCCTGTCGCTTTTTCCATATCAGGTTGACATTTTAACATTAAAGTTTCCATACCAATATTTGCATATTGAGAATACGTATTAGGAATTTGTTGATGATCATCTTCATAGAAACCAATAATATTTTCATAAGGCGAAAAGTATCTTGCTTGTGTACATGTATCATAAACTTGTTTTTGCATTCTAAAATAGTTTGCAAGAAATTTTGCAAGATCTTTTGATATTGCTTTTTTAATTACTGTGTATTTGTTTTTTTTAAAGCTCATAGTTTATATTTAAAGTTATTCTATTAGTCTTATCTGTGCAAGATGAACTAGAGTGAGAATGTTCACCATTAAAAATTACGCATTTGTTAGCTTCAGGTTTAACTTTTTTTGACGGATTTTTAAAAAATAAGAAACCATTATTAGTATTTAAAAAGTATATAGCAGACATATGTTTAAATTTATAATCAACGTGAAAAGCATGTCTTATGGTTTTTGTTGTTTTTGGATACAAGTTTAATCTAGCCCTTAATAAAGATTTAATATTCAAATTATCTAAAATCTCTGGCATTATTATTTTAAAAAAATCACTATTTATTTTGTTATCTAAATATAAAGAATGTGTGAAGTATCCATAACCAGTTTTATCTAAATGATTTATTTTATTTTGTAAATACCAAGGAAAATAATTATCTAGAACTATTTTATTAATTTCTTTTATTTTTTCTTTTTTTATAATATTTCTTTTTATTCTCATATAAAATCAAATGATATAATTCTTTTATTAAAATTAATAGTGTTGGGTTCAGTATAGTGATAAATAAATTGTGGTACAATCATAATATCTCCCTCTGCAACTTTTGGTTTATATAATTTTGTAGTATCTTCTTCTGACTGCCAGGGTTGTATATAGGTAGTTAGCGGTGATTTTTTATTCATATTTAAATATAAAATACCACAATAACCTTTTGATCCATGATTGTGTGGCACATGATAATCTCCTTTTTTATAAGAAACTGACCAAAGGTTGTATAAATTAATTTTTCTATTATGCTTTGTATTTATAAGAGATAATTCATCTTTAAATATTTTTTTAAAATCTTCTAAAAAGCCTGACTTATTTCTATTACTGTAAAAATTTTCAAAAGGTGTCTCTGGATATTTTTTTAAAACTTTTTCTATTAATTCTTTTTTCTTTTTAAAATTAATAGATTTTATTTTAAAAAATTCTATTTTAAATACTGGTTCAATAAAATATTCTATACTAGACATCTGTATTCATTCCTTTTGGCATTGCTTGAATATTCCAATGAATAAACCTAAATGGTTCCATACCATGGTCTACTACAAACTCGTGTTCCAAATAACCTGGAAACATAATAAGTGTACCAGGCTGAGGTTTAAAGTGAACTAATTCTGTGCCATTAAATATATGTTCATTTGATTTCATTTTTAATTTTGTAGTTCGTGCACCAGTTCTTGGGTCATGAAAAATGGGATGAGATGTTTTGTCTGAACATTTTAAAAAATAAAATCCCGATACGTGTTGATTCCAATGTATATGAGCCGACTGATGGCCGCCTCCTTTTTTAGCAAATTCTTGTACCCATAATTCAGTAAACATAGTATTATATTGTTGCATATCAAAACCTTGAGAATCTAAAAACTCCCAAGATTTTTGACCAACATAGTTTTTAAAATCTAAAAAATTATTATCCAACAAAAGGGTAGTTGAATGGTGCGATATACCAAAATCACCATATTTTTTTATATATTCTTTTGCTCTTTTCTTTGAGTCTTTAATGTATTTGTCAGATACTTTGTTCAAAGATTTAATAAACTCTGGTTTTTGTTCTATAGATAAAGGTGTTTTAAAATATTCAAATATTTTCATTTTATTTAAAAGGATATCCAAGATTCCACATCACTAATGAATACCTAACTCCTGATGTTACTGGTTTAACTCTGTGCCAAACAAATGAGGGAAATACAATTATAGAACCTTTAGGTAATATCTCTTTACATTGTATTCTATGTTTTGATTCATCTCTCATATGGGGATCATAGTTTCTAAAATCAAATTCTAATTCACCACCTTTGTATTCTGAACCATCTGTTAACTGACAAGTCATAGATAATTTTCTAATCATACCTTTTTGTGGTCCTTCTTTGTCATATGGTTTGTCCCAACTATCACAATGCCAATCATAATATTGATTGAGTTTATATTTTGTAAATTGACAAGATTCTGAAACGTCCCATTGAAAATTCCAACCTGCGTTTTTATTAGCTAAATGTATATATGGCTGTAATTCTTTATAAATCCACGTATCACTAAGCCATACTAAATCAGAATTTCTTTTACGTTTTATGTCTTTTATTTCCTGTTTAGTAAGTTCTCTATTATCTCCATAACCACCAGTTCTCGCAAATGTTTCAGCTTGTGATAACCCATATCTTATTATGTCATCACATATTCTTGGTGGAACAACAGATTTAAAGTACCAATAATAATTAGATAAATTCACTGTAACTATCTCCATATCCAAAACCACCTGATGGTAAACAATTAAAAGCTAAAGAATATCTATCTTTATCTGATAAATTGGTTTTTATTTCATGTCTTAAATTGCTAAAAAACAATATTAACTCATTTTGTTGAGGGACAATTGTAAAAGACTTACTGTTATATATATTTTGATTATGTGTTGTTGTATCAAAATTATTTTTTATATCGTTATAAAACACTATTTTATATTCTTTATTATGTTCAGGGTAGTATACACCAGAAATCCAAGAATTGCTGTGATGATGTGAAGAAGAATTACCTTTAGGTTTTGTTAAAGTCAGCCAAGAACTGTATATTTTAAACTTACATCTCATA